ACCCGTGTACGTTGCGTCAAAGGTGATACCGGGGAAATGACGCGAGCTACGGTCTGTCGGGTCTTGATCTTGCCAACGCGGTGTATTCACCGTGTAGTTGTCTGCAATGACCTGACGATCAACCGCAATGTCAAGACGACGACGCACCACTTCGGCTTCGATAATCTCGCCGCCACCCACATGAGGGATGCGATCAACGCTGGCTTGATAAGCCACATAATCTTCCTGCATGCGCTGCTGGATCCAGTCGATACCACGGACGATATCGAGATAGATTCCCGGCTCACTGGTGTAACCACCATAAGTAACGCTGTTGCCCGCTACGCTATCGTAGTAGTTGCAACGTTTCGCACGTAAGGCCGCAATCTGACCACTGCTGAAGCTGTCGGTTGGAATGCCGGAAAGCGTTTTCCATGCCCAATTGGCAGTGCCTGGATCAAGCGGCAACATGCGACCAAACCATGCGGCTTCCGGGTACGCTTCAGCAGCTAGGGTATGATAGAAAACACCCGTGAGGCTAAGGTTCTGGCTCAATATCGTACTGGCGATATCGGTATCAATCTGCGCATCCAGAATGTCCGCATCAGCACTCATGGCAATGAACAGTTTCTGACGCGCTTGAATGTTGTCCGCTACCGCTTCAATAACATCGGAATCACGCGACTCAATCGCCAGCGCGTACCAATCGTTATCCGTTGCAATCGCGTCTGATAAACCTGTCACCCACGCAGCGGGAAGGCTATCAATGTCACTCTTATGCGCGATCTTCAAGCGGCTGAAACCTTGGTCTTGTCCACCGGCGAAGGCAGCTTCAGCAAACTTGTAAGGTTCAGACGTAGTTGCATAACCGAAGTCTTCAACTTCCTGAAGCGAACCAAACATGGGGGTAACGGTGCCAGCGGTTTCCGTGGTGTCTTCCGTCAGAAACAACAGCGTACCGAAACCCAACCGGGTAACGGTCTGCGCTTCAAACGTGACAATAATGTCTGCGTAATCTCGTAGGGCCATGCTCTATACCTCAGCGGTGAAAGTAGCGGTGTAGTCAGTGTCACGGACGGTACCCGTAACTTCAATGGATTCGATCAATCCAACGTCCTCCAATAGTTCTTTGGTGGTACCGAAGCGCACATCAAATATGGCGCGTGGTTCGTATTGGGTTTCCAGCAATTGCGGTGCATCAGTCAGCATCTCAAACGCACGCACTGCCCACCCTGCGTCTGCTAACCGCGTGCGAACGGTGATAAGCTCCAGTGTATCGCGTAGGTCGGTTGCTGTCTGCAATGCGCTACGCGGATCAGGATTGCTTGCTGACTCGAAAACTTGAATACTTACCACGACTTCACGGTCAGCCGTGATGGTGCTGAATCCTGCGGCGTCCGGCCCTGTACGGTAGGGTTCACCGATTCGCGCCACATTGATGATTTGCATAGCGCAATAGGGACGCGGTGGACGCGGTGCGTTGGGGTTCATCCAAATCGTTTCGAGACCTGTCTGGTTAGCTACCCACTGGCGTAAAGCATCAGAATTCATACGTCCACCCGTTGGACAATGCTGCGATTGTGACTCAGGATACCGTTACGCCATTCACTGGAAACCACCACTTCATAATCCTGCTCATTGATGATGACACGATCAGGATTAGCACCGTCTTCCACACTGCGTAGACGACTGTCGCCAATCAGTGTGTAGCTTTTCCGTTCCCGGCGTCCTTCTGGAAGTGACTTCATGTCTTCAGGTGAGGTAGGTTGAACGGATACGTCAACCGTCAATACTGCCTCTACACCTTCCTGGTAGATACCGTTGACCCACTGCCCTGGTTGGACACGCAGTAAAATCAGCGGTTGACGGAAAATAGCGAACATTAGTCACGCTCCCAGCGGATAGACCTTCTCAATGTACCCTCTGATATCAATGGATTGGAACTCCCTTTCTGTGCAATGGTACGCGGCGCGTTTGGCGGTGTATTCAATGCTGTCATGTACTCTTGAATCTGCCCCTGGTGTTCTTCACCGAGTAGCCCCAGCGCTTGATCCAGAGTGATACGTCCCGCTTTGACCAAGTTCCACAAGCGCTCCTGTGTTTGAAGCAACTCAGTCTGCTTTGCGTCAAAGGCACCGCGCACAAACGGACGTGACGGGGTAGTACCAGTTCCAAACTCATTGGCTGCCGCAATCATTAGCAGGTCAACGCCTTCATCGTCTTTACCTGCGTCAGACAGCACGCCCACCTTCACGCCTGGGTCTTGTTGCGCCTTCTTGAGTTGCCCCATCAGGCGCTTCCAACCAAAGTCACGTTCAGTAACGCTCACACCATCACCGTGCATGCGCCCATGATGTAGCTACGGCGCAAGCGGATAAGCTCAGCACCGTAGCTGGTGGCTGCCAGTTCGTCAGTGTTCGCGCTTGCTGAAAAACCAACACTCAGTTGACCTTCCTTCAATGACGCAACTGACCCACTGGCGCCCTTGCGCGTGGTCATGGTAAGCGTGTGCGCAGCCAGTAACGCCACGGCATGATTGCGAGCCGCCTTGAATACCGTGCCTGTTTGACTTTCGGCAAGGTCGATATGAACTGCTTTGACAGACGCATCAACGTTATCAAGTTCCGGTGCTAGCGCTGCCAACAGTTCGATGGGTGTTGGCATGAGCGTTACTCGCTTTCAGCGTCAGTCTGCTTGACCGCTTGCTTGCGCGGTGTCTTTTCATTACCGTCATAGCTCAGAATACCGCGTTCAACATCGCGCAAAACACCTTTCTGACCCTTCAACATCTTCAGGTCTTCATCTGATACGTCATTGACACCAGGCATCAATGTAAGGCCATTAAACGGGTAAATGCTGGGACGGTGTACAGTTACTTTAGCCATGATTCTTTGCTCCTAAAAGGGACGGTTCCCCGCCCCCGGTTGGTTTAGATGCCAGTCTTGAAGGCCATTGACAGCGGGTAGTACACGATCACACCGCCAAAGCGGGAATGACACGGTACAACATACTCAAAACCACCTTCCTGCACGGGTAGCATTTCAAACGGGCTGGGCATTTCCAGCGTCATGGTTTCAGGATCACGACGATAAACGATGAAACCGTTTTCACCGTCAAAACTGCCTGCAAGCTCGTTCGCCCACTCCACGGATACACCGGGGTTATTGCGCTCGAAGTATTGCAGGATAGTCAAGTCTGAGTTAGCAGAACGCGCCGTGGTGTTGATCAAACGGTACTGATTGATGGGTAGAACGATCGTGTCGGGCTGTTCAGCACCGTTAGTGGTGTTGATAACCTGGGTCACTGCGTCGTTCATGTCCTTCAGGATTTCATCAGCGGTCTTGGTAGACCATTCAGTGTTGGTAGACTCACCAGCCACCACAGCAGAACTCGGCACGTTGACGTTGTTCAGCCAACCCTGAATACCGTGTTCCTCATCACCGTAGAACGCTAGGCGGTTCCATTTTTCGCGCTGCGCACGTCCAGCAGCGGTAGCAAGACGCGCATTCAGCGGGCGACCTGCGAGCTGTGCGGCACGTACTTCTTGCAGCGAGTAACCAAAGCTGTTGCCGATTGATTTAACGCGACTGGTGAACTCTTTACCCTTGACGTTGGCACGCGGTAGATCATCAGCATAGTTAGCAACGATCTTGGCAATGCCAGTCATGTCAAACTGTTGATACGTGATGGTTTCCGCACCAGCGCCCGCATCAGTTGACATGGGGATAAGTTCAAGTGCTTTCAGCGGCGCTCGGATTACGTCATACGTCCGCGATTTGACGCTTTCAAGCTCACGCTCGAAAAACATCGTTTCAGCGGCGTCAAGATTTACATACTCAGGCATAGCTTAATCCTCTTAAATTTTCAGTACGACAAGATCGCCAGTGTCACCAGAAGTTAGGAACTGACCAACGACAAGGTTGGTACCTTCTACGTTGGTGTAAGCGCCCGCTGCGGTCACGTAAGCGGTTTCACCGGCTACCACGGTGTCAACGGATGAAGCCACGTATGCGGCACCTTGCGTCAGCACGCTAACGGTGGTGGTCGGCTGGTAAGACGCTGTGCCGGCAGTCAGTGCGTTTTCCATCGCCTGGGTGAACAGCGCGATACCCACAAAGCCGCTAGCATCAGATACTAGAACCTGCTTTTCAGGATCGGTGCCACGCATCAGCGGTTGACCCGGTTCAATAACTTCTTCAGCAGCGAAGCTCATTACCACGTCTGGACGAATGTCGTACTTCTGACCCGCTTGGGCCACATCCATGCTATAGCCGTAGGTGTTAGGGTTGGTCTGTGCCATTACTTAGACTCCTTCT